AGACGTTTCTTCGCGGAATCGGATTGAAAACACAATCATCGAATGCCAATTTTCGCGCGAGTTATGAAATGAGTTAAAGGCATTCCTATCTTATCTTATATCATAGAATAGAAGCACCATGCGCGTATTGTCATCCGTCGAAGTCGAGTCTTTCTTGTCGAATTTTCCAACCACTAGACTTTCTTATGAAGTTTCCGTTCATAAGAACGACCCGCAATCACATGCGTCCGGTTATAAATGTTTTATTTTACCCAAGGGACGTCGTTGCGTCGCATGGGCCACCGAATGGAATAAGAAAAAGGTGTTTGCGTGTATTGATGTGAATCATACAAACCACGCTGGTGGGTCTCGTGTTGACATGACTCCTACGATGCGTAAGTTTCAACAAGAAAATGGTTGGTGTCCTGGCGCTGTTCGTATCTTTGATACATGTTTTCATTCATCACTCGTTTATGGAACGGTATTTAGTGGAGTGATATTTAGAATGGATACATCCTCAACCACTTCTGGCAGTGGCGGTGGCGGCGGCGGCATCGTGTCCTTATTTTCGATACATCATATCTATTGGTATAAAGGAGAACCGGTCCAACCATTGACATTGTCACGACACATTCAGTTGTGTGAGAAAATATTCGCAGAACGCGAACTTCGCCAAGTTTCATATACCAAATTAAATAGCGTTATATTCGGTCTGCCTGTATTGTGTAATACGGATGAGGATGCGGAACGCATGATTCGAACATTGCCGTATGAAACATATGCGATACAGTATAGAAACAACATGAATTCACGCGTATTTCAACGTGTTGTTCGGTTGGATGATTGTTCGATATCTACCCCGGATGCGAATGCGAATGCGGCGACCGTGGCGGCGGCGGTGCCTGCGCCTGCGCCTGCGCCTGCGCCTGCGCCGGTTCCCGTGACTGTGCGCCCACCATCTCTACCGTCGAAGTATCAACCTCCGACAACACGACACATGTTTGTGCCTCCTCCCGACGAGATGCTTACAAATATACAGGCCGTTTTTATGATACGCCCAAATATCCAAAACGATATCTATGAACTATTCGTTCGCCCTACCGGGAAAAATCAAACCGAACTCGTGTTTCATAATTTCGCACATATACCCAATTATAAAACCAGTGTAATGATGAATCGGTTGTTTCGGTCCATTCGTGAAAATGGACGTTTGGACGCATTGGAAGAAAGTGACACAGAAGAAGAGTTTGAGAATACGGACCCAGATAAATATGTTTCGCTTACCAAGGAATACGCAATGGTGTGTCGGTTTCATAAGCGGTTCTGTCGATGGGTTCCTATACAGGTGGCGGCGGCGCAGTCGCAGTCGCAGTCGTCGATGCCGATTGTCACCGACCAACAAGTGAAACAGCATGAAATACGGTATTTAAGCACTCGGAGGGGCGGCAGTGGAGGCAACACGCGGTATTGAAATCGGTATAAAAATAAGTATCGTATTATGTCAGTAGATGTATTCACGTTCGATATCCGTATCCGTATCCTTTCATAAATTGTATCATAAGGCATGTCATAACAATATATTAGAACAGTTAAAAAGACAATTGCCGTTTGTGCGACCATGTTACGCTGTAACGAATGGTTCATCACAGGCAACACTGGCCTTTCTTCGTGATAAACGTGTGGATATGGTTTATCCAGAGTTGCGACCCACTGTTATAAAAGATGCGCGGACAGATTTTACAATGAATACAAATGAATTTATTGTTCGTAATGTGGCTGATATTCGTGCGTGTGCGGGGGCGGGGGCGGTCACAGGCCATTCTTCGACCCCGCTATTTTGGATAAAGACCGCTGTATCCAATGACCGTATCGAACCAACCCGGGAAATGTTTGAATACATTTGGGCGAATAAGTATATTCTGAATGGCATTGTATTCGACATTGATAATTTTACGAATGGGTATATTCCACCAACGATGTATTGTTATAAAATCGCCATTGAATACATTTTAAGAAATATGGTGCTGCCATTTGAGAGAGAGTATGGAATACAAACACCCGCGATTATGATTGATGGCACAGAACACATCACAAAACTTCGCCATTTGGCAGAACTGCGTTGTTACGCATTGAATGAAACCACAGTTATCAACGGGTTTCGTGAAAAAAAACCGGAGTTACGACTCATCCTCGGGCGTCTTTTTGATAATTCACTGGTCGCAGAAAGAGACTCGATTGCGTTTCATGAGTATCCTTGAAATCCTGGTTACCGTATCCTGTATTATATATAATATACATGTATTATATATACAAATGTCATCGCAATATTTATATTCAAATCCTTTGGCCGAGCATAATTCCGGAATTGCTCTATCCGACAAACAAATACCGGTTGGTGGAACCGGCAATATGTATCAAGGTCAGGGAGGTCGCGCGTTCGTTCAGGGCGGAGGTGGTATGAGTCAGTATCATTCGTTTGCGGGAGGAAATCCCGAAGATGCGTATGCGCGCGGTTCGTATGCTCCTGTATCGGTTGGTTATAATTCAATGACACAAAGCGGTGGCAAGCGCCGGCGTAAGTCGCGCGGGTCTCGCAAGTCCCGCAAGTCGCGCAAGTCCATCAAGTCCCGCAAATCTGGTTCGCGAATGAGGGCCCGTAAACATAAGAAACAACTTGCGTGTGGTTGTGATATCGTTACCGGATTTGGTAGTAATATGATGCGACAGGCGAAGCATAAAAAATCATGCCGGTATTGTCACGCGTCCAAGCGCAGTCGCCATGGTTCACAAAGCGGCGGTAGTGCCATTTACGGAAATGCCGCGTATTCTGTAGCGGGTGTGGATACTGAAGTTGGGCGCAATACAACTGCTTTAGCCAATCCGGCGCCGATTACGGCGTATAACAGTTGCCATCCGGTGGCGTAAGGTTCCATTTCATTCGGTTCCATTCGCGTCGCTATGCGACGCTTCATTCCACTAACTGAATCAAGCATTTACCGTTCGTCTTCGGTATGGTTGATTTCATCTTATTTTTAGCGTTTACTTCCGTCGTCACCGAGAGATTTCCGGTTTCTTCGTCGATTTCAATAATATCAGCGCCATCGATGTCGATTTCGTCGTGGTCGTGGTCGTGGTCGTGGTCGTGGTGTTTCGTGTCGAACGCCGCCTTGGACGCCGCCTTGGACGCCGCCTTGGCCGCCGGCGGCTGATATTTCACCGTCCAGTTATTCTTATAATACCCTTCGGTATCCGTCATAATAATACGATATTTCTGTTTGATATAATACGTCTGGCGTTTCAACCATTGGGCGCGGAATACATCTTGCGGGTCGATAATGTCAATTACCAGCGGCGCAGCATGTTTCACGCGTAAAATCCGACCCACGGATTGACAAACATCCGTCTTCGGCGACGCCATAATCAGTGTCGTCAATGTCTTAATATCCAGTCCTTCCGACGCCATCGCATATGTAGCTATAATCACCTTCTTGCTCTCGCTCAATTTCAGCGCAGCCTCTTTCATTCCCCCCACATAATATCCAACTGTCGCAATTTTCCGATGTTCTATCGCGTCGTGGAAATACTCAAGAAGCGACCGATTGTGCGCCAATATCATGACTTGTTGGTCTGGGTTGGTCTTCAATTCGTTCTGTAGCACGTCCAAGATGAATTCGCTGCGTCGATTATAGTTACACACTTTAGAAATCATCGTGCTGAATTTGGGGTTGCCGCGGTAGTCGTATTCCGTTTCATTGAATTCCGTGTCATCCACTTTATACTGGATGCCTTTCACAATGACCGCATGGGACGTCGTGTCGTTTTTCTCCTTGTGGACCACCTCACCCAAGAAATGTTTGAATACTTTTGTAAGTCCGTCCTTCCGCACCATAGTGCCCGATAGTCCGAGCGTATATTTCGTAACGACTTTCATCATACACCGACAGAATACTTCGGCCGACATGTGATGGCATTCGTCATACACCGAGAGACCGAATGTATCGAACATATCTCTCGGATACTCCTTCATCGAGAGGGATTGAAGCATCCCAATCACGATATCTTTCTCATCAATATCCACGATTTGACCTTGTATCATTCCTACACGCGCGGCCGGAAGGAACTGTTGAATTCTCTCAATCCATTGATTCAAAAGGAAACTTTTATGGACGATGACGAGAGTTTTCATGCGAAGTCGAGAGATGATATTAAGCGCCATAACGGTCTTTCCTTTGCCTGGGTCGACGTCAAGAAGACCGCCGCCACCCATCCCGAGATTCTCCGGTTTTGTGACTTGGTGGATGTATTTATCCACGATGATATTTTGATACTCGCGCATCTCTCCGGAAAATACGAGAGAATCGGATACAGGCGACCCCGGAGGGATGCGCGTTTCTTCTGGTATTCCGTATATTTTGGTTCCATAAAACCGCGGAATATATATTTTTTTAGAACACTCGCGGTAAATCGGGAATTTTGGTGGTTGGACGGGCGCTTTAGGAACATATGCTCCGACGGTAAGTTCATCTCTCAACAACTTCAAGTCATCCGCGTCCATACATTCTTTGAGAAGGGTGTAACCGCGGGGTCCATAATAGGATGTGGCAACATTTACGGCGGCCATGAATGAGCGAGTGAACGATGCGAGCGAGCGAACGATGCGAGTGAACGAACGAGTGAACGAACGAATGGGATAGATTCAAAATAAACACGCCGAGAGATTTCAATTCTGTTTGGATTAAGTTTTCCAATTATATTATTCTGCTTATAGAATATATATCAATATTTATTCACGAATAAAATGGATACTTTTCGGTCATTAATGCGCCAAGAAAAACAGCACGAAATTGTTATATTTATCTTACTGATATTGTATATCGTTTTCACGCCATCCGTTCCCGTTGCGTTGGCCCAGTATGCAGAAAGCACGTTGGGCCAGGTCATCGTAGTTATTCTCGCAATCACCATCTTCTTAAGCACCAATCCGGCCGTGGGTATTTTAGCATTCTTGGCCGCGTATGAGTTCATTCGCAGGTCGAGTCGCGCAACCGGCGTTTACGGCATCGAGCCATTCTCGCCCACCGAGAAGAAGAAGCAGGAAGTGATGACTGCGATGAACCCGGCACCATCCAAGACGCTGGAAGAGGAGCTCGTTGACAGTCTTGTTCCCATTTCACCTAACGACCAGGCGACCGGTCTATCCGACGGTGGTTCATTCCAACCGGTTCTTGGACCGCTTTATGGTGCGGTCGAACCGGAATATGATGGAGTCATATAATTTCATATTCTTGGTGATTTTATGGATATGATTTCATATCCTTGGTGATTTTATGATATGAAATAATATCGTCGTAATATACAACATACGTTATGAAATTTTATAATATCATAAAAAACGCAAGTCATTATGGTGACATTTTAGCAATACCATTCTTCGCGTTACTCATTCTTTATTTTTACAACATTCCCGAAAAGTCGTTGATAGAATATATACTCTTTGTGTTTGTGATTGGTGGGTTTGTAATGGATGTATTGTATACGTGGCAATTTATGATACGCGGTTCGGGATAGTGTATCGAAAACGATACACCTACACCTACACCCTGCCGACCTTGCCAACGCTGGCGAGGCCACCCCGCTGTCCCATCACTGTGCCAGACGCACTCACTTTATTCCCAATACGATTGAATATGAAACGAAACAGATAAAAGAGAATTGCCGCAATCAGCAATCCAACCAATGTTCCGATAAGTGCTCGAAAGACATCATGTTGTAAAATACTTTCCCAGTTCAATCCAAACTTATTAAAGTCGAGTTCTGCGAGACTACCGAGTTCTCCATTATTTGCGGATTGCTGGTATAATACGGTTCCATCTTCGCCAGTGGGGTTACATTTGATATAAATATCACCGTCACCTTTTGCGTTATTCGCACCGTTTTTGTTGTAATAATACAAGTTTTTCGGCATTACATTCTCACCAATCGGCCCGGTTTTTGTGATGGAGGTGTTACGGTTCGTGTCATTTAAACTGGCTAATGAATCGCGAAATACCAGAATGGCGTCCTTTTTATGATACACGATGTAATTATAGGTTCCAGTGTATTGCGGTAATAAATGCCGACCCACATAAGTGAAAAATCCCTCCTTTGGGATAAGGTTTCCTAAATTGAAGTTATTCACATCAGAGATATACTTGCCAGAACTACTCGACCGAGAGGGGAGATTCTGAAATATCGTATTCATGATGTCCGAACTCTGCTTGCCTGCGCCGTTTCCAATATTGATGGGAATGGATACGATTAAGTTGCGCCCATCCGCACTAGAATGATAGGCCAGAAGTTCCGCATCCGCCAGCGCGCCATCGTATCGATGAAGAGACGGTTGATGAATGTGAATATGTTCTACTTTATAATCCACACCATTGTATCTTGCGGGATATAAACCGCCACTGCCGCTATCGTAGGGAATACGCAAATAAGAACCTTTGTGAAAGACGTTACAAGTGCTGGTGTTGTATTGATACGAATAGCTACACGTGGAAGAACATGCGCGGTCTTCTTTCCGCATGACATCCGACGTTATATTTACTGGCGCATCTCGATTGGATTTTGCTTTGGATGACATTCAGGACTGTGTATGATTCTTCTTTGTTTTTCAGGGGTATCGTTCTCTATATATAATATTATATATAAATTATGTATATGGAATCGAATGAAATTAACACGAAATAAGATACGAAAAATCCGAAAACAACAAAGACAGACTGTGCGGAAATGGAAGAAACAATCGAAACAGCGTCATCGCCATAGCCAATCAAGGCGAACAACCTTTAGACGAAGTGCGATTCATGATGCTGAATCTCGGGTTTCAAATTCGTTGATTCGAATGAATGTCTTCAATAAGACTCTGAAAAAATACATATCAAAAACGGTATTGTCTTTCTTGAAGAAAAGATATCTGAAAAAGAGAAGGTATGATGCGATGATGGGTGGTGCGGAGAAAGATAACGTTGTTCCTGCTTCTACTTCTGCTGCTGTTACTGCTTCTGCTGCTGTTACTGCTTCTGCTGCTGCTTCTGCTGCTGCTGCGAGGAAGGCTGCGGACGAGGCTGCTGCTGCTTCTGCTGCTGTTACTGCTTCTGCTCCTGCTCCTGCTCCTGCTCCTGCTCCTGCTCCTGCTCCTGCTCCTGCTCCTGCGGATGCTAATGCGGATGCGGATGCGGATGCGGGCGTTGGTAGTGAGAGCAAAGATGACGCCCCCGCAGGTGATACCGCCGAGAAAGAAAAGAAGAAAGGCAAAAAGAAGCCAGTGAATTTAGGACCGGATATCCCTGGTGATATTTCCCTTCACACTGAAACGCACGAATTTACAAACGAGAAAGAAGCCTATCATCTTCTCGAATTTTTAATTGAAAAGGGTCGGCCCTATTACATTCAAATGGAATTGAAGAAAGGCGACAAGTTATTCAATATGACAGATAGTGACATTTTTAATGTGCGTCGTATTGTATACGGTAAATTCGCAACCGAGAAAGACATTGGCAATGAGACAAAGATTTCGCCCGATGTTACGTCACTCTATTTTCAAGAAAAGAAAGTAGTCGGTGTCGCAAACGGTGATATCGTCCCCAACAAATACCCCGACCAAGTTTTCATTTATACAGGAGAATCCGCACAAATTCTCAAAGATTCCAAGGAAGATTCTATCAAATATGAAATCATTGGAAAGGAGGGTGATAGCCAGGTTGTAACAAATTCGAACCGTTTTTATAAATTAAGCGGCGACGCACTCGGCGGTGCTCCTGTAACATTTCGAGACGTCGAGAAAGATATACGGAGTTACGGAAGCAAGATTACATCATCACACTTTCGAATTCAAGTATCTCCGCAGTCGAAACTCACCCCATCTGCGGATGCGGTAGATAATGGCGGTGAAGAAACATTTGCGGATGAATCGAATACATACCTGGTGAACTTGAGACCCGGTTGTATCATTACATCCATTCAGACATTGAGAAAATCTCTCGAAACCGCGCGCAAATGTCTCGAAAACAAGGAAATAGATAATAAAGTTGACGCGAAGAAGATATACGACATGATGATTGAATTGTTGGAGGACGTTGATTTTGCGAAGAGCGATGGGTATGATGACTTCCGAGAATCAGTGTATAACTATTCGTATGTTATTCCTGGAATGGAGAGAAAATACGGGTTGATTCAAATGATGACATTTTTCAATAATGAATCCGATAATTTGTCACCCGATTTGTCGAAGGCGTTCTTCAAGGTGATTACATTGTTGGGGCACGGTCCTGGAGGTGAAAATGGTGCTTGTTTGGCATTTGACTCACCGAAGTTACCTGTTCGATTTGAAACGTTGGTGGAACCTTTGGCGGATGGTTCCGTGAAAGAAGTTACTACCATCACGAATGCGAAAACGATACCGCATATTGCGAAATTGTTGGAAAGCCTTCAAGGCGATGAAGGTAAAAAGGTGGAAAATGATGAAGAAAAGAAGAAAGACGAAAAACAAGGTAAAGATGAAGCAGAAGGTGACGATGACAAGGACGGACAAGGCGAAGTCAAAGGACAAGAAGGCGAAGGACAAGAAGTCAAAGGACAAGAAGACGAAGGACAAGAAGTCAAAGGACCAGGAGTCGAAGGACAAGAAGTCAAAGGACCAGGAGTCAAAGGACAAGAAAGCGAAAGCGGCGAAGAAGATTCGTTTACCTCACTTCCAACCGCTGACGAAGTAAAAGAAATCGACGCGGATGATTCGTTCAGTAATAAGTACAAAGCATATATCATCAAAGAATATCCATTCCCTGGTTTACCTCCCATGGCACTCATCCATTTTATGGGCTGGGGAGTAGATAGAGATGAGATTTTACCGATGGATAGTCCAAGAATCAAACCGCGAACAGCATTGTCACGAACCGGTCAATTTACCGGCGACAAGACACCGGCCGAGGTTGTAGCATTATACGGCCAAGAAAATATAAATTTGAAAGCCGAACAAGCGAGAGAATTGGCAGAAGAGTTAGCTCATAGCCAAGGCACATCAGATGTCGCCGTAATCGCAGCCGCAGAAGCCGGAGCCACAGCAGCAGCAGCGACAGTTGCTGCCGCAAAAGCAGCAGTACAAAATGAATACTAGTAATAATAAAACATAATTCGAAATTGTTTTATTATTCCGCTTCGCTCGGTTCCGCTTCGCTCGGTTCCGCTTCGCTCGGTTCCGCTTCGCTCGGTTCCGCTTCGCTCGGTTCCGCTTCGCTCCACTAAAAAGGTAAATAACGAAGTGATGCGCTGTCATATGCCGTAACACGGAACGCATCATTGTATCCTTCCACATAGACCATGTCACCTGTGCTGACATTATTACAACCGTATTCATTGGTTCCGCTCTTACCATTGACAATGACCGGCAACTTAATCGCGTTGTTTTTATCGCTTAAGGTATAAAACTGCCATTTGTCACGATTGGTAAATAAGGGTCGACCAATCAATGGAAGTATCGTTTCTTGTGATGCGGTAGAGGATGGAACATTGCCGCTGCCGTTGCTGCCATTGCTGCCCCCACCACTGCGAGTAAGAATACCGACTTGGCGATAGGTTGTATCTACTGAACGCGTCGGAACATTTACGCGGACACCTGAAGCGCCGCCGCCGCCGAATCCGCCATGACCCCCGTAATGGATGGTTTCAACTCCACCGCGGATATCATAGGTCGGAGTCATTGAGCCCACTGTATTATCACGTAATGGCGGAACATACGGGTTCAACAATACATCTTGATTGGAAGATGGACCGCCAATCCCGAAGTCCAATGCGTCCGCAACGGGGTCAATCGGTGTGCGTGAGGATGCGATAATAACCGGTCCATATCCACCATGTCCATGGTGGGGGTGGTGGTGGCCGTTTTCGCCAAAAAACCGCGAATGTGCGTAAATTCCTACCCCCAACACAATAACAGCCAGAATCACGAGGGTCACATTCTCAAAGCATAACACACCAGGCGGACATTTTCGCGCCATTTTACAATAATGCTAAACGCGTTGAATTAGTATTATTATAATTGTTTATTATTATTTCATCGTAATGGCATTACTTGCCACCAGGGGTAGCGAAACCCTTCAACATTTCAGTGATACCGCTAATACCACCGCCGCCTGTGATTTGCTTCATAAACCCTTCGGCCGACTTCAACAAAGGACCCATATCTTTCATGTTTTCCATCAGTTGTTTCTGCTGGTTCATGAGAGATTTGGTTTGGTCGGTGAGACCGCGGACACCTTCCTCGCCAATGATATTCTCGATATTGTCATACGCTTGCTCTAAAGTGGACGCATAGTCGATGCGGTTTGCGCTGCCGCTGCCGCTCTCGCCATCATCGTTTTCCTTTCCATCATAACTGGCCGGTGACAACTTTGTCATGCCTTGCTTCTGTTTCTTTTTGTCGCCTTCCTTATGCGTAGTTACAGCGGACGGTCTTTTCTTTTGTTCTTCCATGGATTCTTTTTTCTCTTCGTGCTTTTCCTTGCTTTCATCATGGTCCTTGCCATTGTCCGCATCGGCGTCCGCGTCTCCATCTGCGCCAGTGTCCTTCTTTTCATCCGCATCGCCCTTGTTTTCCATACCTTCGATTGCGCCGTGTGCTCCAGTCATTTCTAATAGGAATACGGCAACAAAGGCGGTCAAAAGCACGATAATCATATTTTTACTAAAGTATGACATCAATAGACCAATCAACGCCATAAGAATAACAGCATTCATGTTTCGGTTTGCGATATGACGCAGTATACTCAACAAAACAAGCAACAAACTGCCATACAATACAAATTTATTTTGAAAAAATGGGGAATAGAATAGACGATTCAATGACGCCATCGTATGTAATATATATACCCGGAAGAATATAAATTGAATAAATTGAATGAAAAATACATTTCATTCCATTCATTCCATTTCATTTGTATGTCGCGCTATGAGATAGGTTTATGTCAACAATACTCACTTACAATACACGGATTTGTTTCTGAAACAAGTTCGCCGGATATTCACGGACATTATCTGTGTTTATACACGTTTGATTTCATGGACCCGAGAGAATTCGGTTTGTTGAACCATATCTGTAAATGTCACGCGAATTCTACGATTGAAATCGTGGAAACACATATGTTATTTCCCGGTGAAGAAATTATCGCGATTTATAAAACATTTTGGTTGCGGATTTTCCAACGAAAATGCCGGCGATGGGCGCTCATGAAACGATATTCACGAACGAACCAGATATATACATTCTTCTTGAAACGGGAGTATCGGGCGACTAAAATAGGTCAATCTCTTTAAGTTCATCGTCGTCGCTTTCGTCGGTTGTCGCGTGACTTTCCTCAACGCCGTCGCCTTCGTCGGTTGTCGCGTGACTTTCCTCGTCGCCTTCGATGTATTCGTCGTCGTCTTCGTCGCCTTCGATGTATTCGTCGTCGTCTTCGTCGCCTTCGATGTATTCGTCGTCGTCTTCGTCGTCTTCGTCTTCGTCGGTTGTCGCGTGACTTTCCTCATCGCCTTCTTCGCCTTCGTCTTCGTCGGTTGTCGCGTGACTTTCGCCGTCTTCATCGCCTTCTTCTTCTTCGTCTTCTTCGCCTTCCTCGCTGTCTTCGTCTTCGTCGGTTGTCGCGTGACTTTCGCCGCCTTCGTCTTCTTCTTCGGTGTCGTCGTCGCTTTCGACGTCATCTTCCATAAATGTGATTTCATTGATTTTATCAATGGTGACTCCAACGACCGTATCGATATCCATCAATTTATCAAAACTGCGTCGCATTTTCTTTAGTAATTTCCCGATTCGTTTTTTATCTTTGACAAGTTCGACCATCATTGCGCTGGTTCCATTTCCATGTTTCGAGAGATTCTCTCGAATAAGTGAATTCAAATGGCGATAGATTTCATCTAAATAGTATAACTGCGAACGATGCTCTTCGACCATTTTATCGAATAGTTCTTTCGCCTTCATATACACGGACTGTAAATGCTTGTTGTATTTCATGTTATGACGCAAGGTCAGCATTTTTTCCATGATATCACGTTTGGATTCCTTTTCACTCTCTCGAAAATCTCGGACGGTAATGTCGCGATGGGCTAAAAAATCAGAGTCTCCGTATCCATTTTCAGCTTCCATACTTATTGGTATTGGTATTATTGTTATTGTATTATTGTTATTATTACATTAGAATAAAAACAATACGAACATTCGCGTCGTTCGCGTCATTCGCGTCGTTCGCGAATTAGGAAGATAGTTTTTCTAGTTTATTCCACCAACTACACGGTTTATGCCAGAATTCCGTATAATAAATATCGCCGTCACAGAAGAATGCCGCGCTATAACTGAATGAACTCGCAGATGTTACGAGGATATCCGCTCCCGCCATTCCAAGATAGGTCTGTTCGTTGTTTTCATTCAAGTGAAGTATTGTGTCTTTGCCAATGATATCGTGTGAGAGAAAGTCCGCGAACTTTTCAGGATTGCCCTGGGAATAAATATGAAACTGGATGCGTGGGACAGCGGACGCCGCAGACGCCGCAGACGCGATGTATTTCTCTCGAATGGTTAGAAATGATTTGATATAATATTCGTTTGTATACTCTTCGCCGCTATTGGGTCGAGTGTCATCACAATTCGGGCGACGGATGTGTGCCGCGAGATGATGCGTATACCCATTTTTGGGGTATATCTGGTCGCGTTGCTTGTTCTTCCAGAAATATTCTTTGATACGCTCCATACTTTTACTCTTCATACACATGTCAATATTTCTCTCGACGTAATTGTATATATCGTAAAAATCCGGTGTGAGAATTTCAATGATTTCATCTCGGCGTCCAGCGCGTTCATGTTCTGCGTTTGCCTTGTTGACATCATTATAATTCGTGTAATACGGTTTCATATTCATGAGGTCTTCCATTTTCGCGAGGAATTCGGGGTCATCGTTATAATTATGTGCCATCTTATCCGGCGTCCGGTAAATGAAGGTAGACTCTTCGCATTCCTCCGCGTAAATACACGTCCATATAAAACGCTGATACTGTGCGCCAAGTCCATCATCGAATGGAATTGTGGAATAGTATCTCTTCTTCTGTGGGACGGATTGGACGCCCAAATCACTCGACGCAGCAGTGGCAGCAAC